CGTAAGTACGTTCCGTACAACCAGGACGAACCTTTCCACCTGCCGGAAATCATCGTCAATGCTCTGCGTGAAAAGCGCGTTCAGGTGTTTGCCACCAAGAAAAGCAAGAACGGTATTCCGGTACGCGAATCCAAATCCATCGCTGCTTACGCTATCGAAATTGTGCAGCCTCTGACCGAAGAAGAACTGGCTCAGTTGGCGAACTCCCAGATGGCCCGTAACGCTTTAAGCGATAACGTTTAAGGTAATCGACAATGGCAGAGATTATTACCCCACCAGACGTAACCAGTGATCCGCTAAACATCACGGATCTGACGTTAAAGACACTGGATGGTACTGGTGTTCTGGATCAGATGCTGGCTACAATGCGTGTGCATTTAGCTGAACAGTTTGATAAAGAACGAATCCAGGGTACTGAATATGCTGAGGTTTACCTCGGTGCATTCCAGTCAACGTTGGCTGCTGCCATCCAGTTCCTCTTAGCCCGGCGTAAGCTGGGTTTAGATCTTAAGTTGCAAGAAGCCCAGATTAGTCTGACCGCTGCCCAGGAAGAACAGATTCGTGCAGAAATGCAGAAAGTCCCTCTGGAAATGGCACAGATTACTGCCCAAACGAATCTGGTAATTAAACAGACTGAGTTAGCTGATAAACAGCTTGCTCAAGCCGATAAGCAACTTGAGTTGCTGGATGCTCAGGTACGGGTTCAATTGAAACAGCTTGACCTGATGGCTGAACAGCTCGAACAAGCAAAAGCTCAGACTGCTTACTATGAGCAACGTACCATTACAGAGAAAGCACAAACTCAGGCCGGTGTTGCTGCTACTGGTTCCGTTATTGGTACACAGGTTGCACTGATGAATAAACAGGCTGACGGTTACGACCGTAACGCTGAACAGCAAGCTGCTCAGATCCTGGCTAATACCTGGAATGTTCGTCGTCAGACTGACGAAGATACGTCTGCCAACACCACCAACAAACTGGATGATGCCTCTGTCGGGGCGGTTATTTCTAAATTGGCCGCAGGTATCAACGTGGTTCTGTAATCACTCTGGTTTAAAGGTATACTCAAGGGAGCTTTCTATGGATTGGCAATCCGTCGAGCTTCTTGGTTATTCGCACTACTCCAGCCAGGGATATCGAATTTTGACATCCCTGGTTCGGAATGATGCTTATGACTTCGTAGCAGAAAAAGACGGTAAGTTTATAAAAGTAAATGTTAAACAAGCTGGCTTGAAGGATAAGAATATCCCCAATAGCTGGTGTATCGCTCAGGCAAGCGGTGCATTTGATATCGCTGCGGCCAAAGGCCAGAGGAAAGTTAGTGAGGTAGACATTTACCTTGCTTATCTACCAGAAGCCCACAAGTTCATAGAACTGCCGGGTAACTTCTTTGAAGGGGTAGCCTCGAAGTCGAGATTGATACCTAAACATTTACTCTAATCAAAGGGGAGCTTATAGCTCCCTTTTCATTGTGAGGTTCCCGATGGGATTATTCGGCAGTAAGAAGAAGACCTACCGTGACCTGTCGTACTCCCGGCTTATCGAAGATGACTATCTGCCGGATGTTATCGGCCAGGCCATTACCACCTATGTACTCGATGAAAACAACACGTCCAGCCTCGCTGACCTGATGATTGAGTATGGGTGGAAAAGTAACGCCACTAAATGGAATGCTGCTTACCGCTGGGCAAGTAAATCAGGTAAGTATGCTTATGGTGTGCCATCGGCATCCATCGTAAACCAGACGGATTTTACCGGGGCTGCATCCCTCAATGAGGTGTTGGAGTCACTGACCGGGCAGACCAACCTTAATTACATTTACAGCAAATTCGGCTCTATCAACATGCGTCATGCCATGTGGCAGTTGCTGATCAGCCAGTATTCCTATAACCCAACTACCAATCAGCTTAATGGACTGAATACTTCTTTGGGGGCTACGGCATATCTGTACTCGGCCAAATCGTTCTTCAATGCGCAAGTCTGGTTACTGGCAGATCCGTTTACCCTGGAACATTGGGGCTTCTCCCCTGAATCCGGTGCAACACAGAACCGCGCTCAGAACCTGGCCGCTGCTGATGTACCAGATGGTACTGCTATTGGCGAAGAAAACTATACCCGTGTGGAGTACACCTTCCGCTTTACTGGTTTGACCAAGACTGACGTTGTGACCACTACCGAAGTAGAAACTACCGTTCGTACACCAAATGAATCTGGTGGCTATGACGATGAGACTACGACCACCAGCAGTGATTCTACAACCACGACGACGGATGATAACGGGCAGACTCTGCCTCCGGCATCCAACATCATAAGCCAGGATAAGACAGTAACAGATACCACCACCAATATTGAAACTGATGATCCTATCATCACCACGACTACTGACCCGGATACCGGTGTCATTACCAATGTGAAGACTACCGTTAGCCGTAAGACTACGGTTACGACTTCCAGTAATGATGTAGTCGCATTTTTCAATATGGGCTTCGGCCAGTATGATTATTCCTCTGACCTATTTGTTGATACTGAAACGGTATTGGATGATTCAGACATGGGTAACTATGATCCGAATGCTGTACTGGATCCGTCCGGGGAGAGCGTCGGTGGGGATGATGATTACTTCCAAGTGCTGTTTACCTATGATGTGGGTAGTACCACAAATATCGGCTACTTCACGTATCAGTACGGTTCCGGTAACTATCCAGACCTGGATGGTATCTCCGACGCTACGGTAACGGATTTTGGTAAGTCATACCCTCGAATGTATTTCCGTCTGAACGGTAATAAGCTGTCCGACTCTCGCTATGTGGATACGGCTGCTTACAAGACTTCCATCAAGTTCGGCAACAAACTCGATATGGACTGGCTTGAAATCCTGGGCAAGATTTATGACAGCCTCAGTTCCCTGAAAAAAATTCGTGACGTACTGATGATCCAGTGTGTTCCGGCCAATACCAGTAACAAACTGGAGCAAGAATATCTGTTCCGTTATTTCAAGACGCTATATGGCATTCGACCTGTTATAACCGATTCGAACATTGGTACGACTACCGTAATGGGCGAGGGTGGGGGTAGTTCTACCCGTCCAACCACTGATTACGATACTTATGCTGCTCACGCCGGTGCGACTATGAAGTCTACTGACGGGACGCTTAACGTCTATAACTCAATGGACGCTATAGGATGGCGAAGCATTACAGGAACGATTGGCCCGGTCGGTACAGTGTCCTCCGGGCGAGGCACCGGGACTAAGCTCGTAATTTACAAGCGTACTACCAGTGACGACCGGGGTAATACCTCAACCCAGACTACGTATGGTACGGCAAGTACCAGCTACCACTACTACCGTATGCAGGTTTCTGACACGGTATACGAGGAAGTCAGGGTGTATGAGTTAAGCCATAAAGTCGATGTAGGCGGTAAAGGAGTAGGGCGTTCCGGTGGCAGTGACGAACTGATGGTTCCACTGGATTATGCCTTCCGTAAAGAGTTCTCCCCACATGAGCGTGAAACCCTTTATGCACGAGCAACTCACATTCTGATCTGTACGGAATACACGGTTAAAACCAAATGGTATCAATCTAGTCTTTTCAAGGCAGTAGTTGTAGTGATTGCTGTTGTGCTGTCCTGGGTAACAGGAGGTGCGTCTCTTACGCTCATAGGTGCGGTTACTGCTGCTGCCACAGCGATAGGGGCTATGGTAGTTATGTCCCTACTCAACAAATATGTGTTCAGTAAATTAGGTGGAGTATTTGCTATTATCGCTACCGTGGTAGCTATTGCTGTTGCTATATATACTGGCTATTTATACCTGACTAGCACAACTGGGCCATTCAGCGTTACAGCTATGCAGATGATGCAGGTGAGTAATGTTGCATTCCAGGCGGCTCAGTCTGCCCAACAAGGCGTAATCGCCAAAGAGATGCAGAAGATTGCCACATTGGAAGAAGAAATCGCTGATAAGCAAGAAGCATTGGGGGTAGCCCAAAAAGAACTGGCTAACCCTTACAATACTATTGAAGACGGTGTGTTCCTCAAAGCTATTCAAGGCTACTCTTACCTGGGGGAGAAACCACAGGAATATTATGCCCGTACTCTAAGTACCAACGTTGGTGCTGAAACAAATAACCTGGTTGAGATGTATTATAGTCAGTCCACCCAACTTCCTTCGGATGTGGCTATTAACCAGCTTATACTGCAAAATATCCAAAGACCGTTCGAACTCTTTAATGAGTTGAGCAACCTTATTAACCAATAGGAGGATTCATGGGTGACTTAACTTCTCTCATCCAGAACCTGTTTGGAGGGGGTACTCAGGCAGAAACGGTGCCTATTACCCCTAATATGGCAGGAGCAAGTATCAGCTCTGATGCCCCACCAAATGCGTTCAATACCCCGACTGTTACTGGTGCCCTGGGTACTGGCATGTCTGGTTTGCAATTAGGCCAGCTTGGGCTGGGTGCTGCCAATGGCCTGCTCAATGGTTATCTTGGTTTCCAGAACCTTAGACTCGCTAAAAACCAGGCTCGTCAGGCTCAACAGAACTGGGATAAACAGTGGTCTGCCAACGTAAAGAATACGAATGCTGCTCTGTCCGACCGACAGGCTGCTCGTGTTGCTTCTAACCCTAATGCGTATGAGTCCGTAGACTCTTACATGAAAAAATACGGGATCAGCTAATGGCAACTATTCGGGCACAACAACTGGCTCCGGTAAACTTCGGTGATTCCAACCAACTCCTGCGAGTTGCACAACAGCTCATTCAGCATGGTGCTGGTGGCCTCGTCGATACTTTCGGACAGTTACGTCAGAATGTTGTGGATCGAAACACTGCTAATGCGGTTAACCTGCTTACTGGTGCTCAGTCAACCGATGAATTGGCTCAGCGTCAGGGGCAGGTTGCCCAGATTCTCCAGGCTGCTAATGGGGATATCAACAACGAAGCAGTGCAACGAGCACAACTGACCATGCCGGATACACTGTTAGGCCGACAGCTTAACACCAACCGGATTACGGAGTTTAACCAACAACAACATGACCAGCCCCTGTTAAACCAGGCTATGGCTCTGTACGCTGCTGGCGATAAAGCCGGTGCTCAACAGATTCTGTCTGGTGTTCAGGGGGATGCTTCCAAAGCATTAACCTTTGGTGCCAGCCGGGAAGACGCTGCTGCTCAGCGTAGTCTGCAAGAGCGACAGCTTGGTATTCAGGCCGCTGGTTTGGCATTACGTCGTCAGGCCGCTGCACAACGTGCTGCTGCTGCCGGGAATAGCACTAAGCAACTACAGGGGATGCTTAATAAGATCCTCGGTATCACTAGTGATGCGAATATCGCTTCCACTGACGCTGCCGTCAAGGAACAGAACTCTCGTTTGAAAGACGCTGAGAGTAATAACCCTCTGCTGTCTCCGAACAACGATTCTTCTGCGGTGGCTGCTCAGATTACCAATGACAACCGGTCTGTACTGACCAGTCTGCTCCCTAACTCCTGGCGTAGTGACCGGGGCGGTCGTCTTATGGGACTCATTGATCAACTGGATCCTGATAAGACGCTCACTGAAAAAGAACGTACCAACATGCTTAAAGGTATGAACACTGCGTTCGAGAACACGAATCTTAATGGTGATCCAGATAAAGCCGCCTTAGATTGGGGTAAGAAGGCTCTGGACGACCTGGGTAAAGTTCGTACCCAGCGATTGCAAAATACTCAATCTCAGATTGATCAGAAGAAGGCTACCCGACTCGCTCAAATGCAGGTATTATTACAGAGCATGTTAGCGAACGGTAATGGTCAACTCGACCCAATGGCCCTTCAACTGCTCAATCAAGATTATGAGGAATAGCAATGGCAGACTCTCTGTTGACACAGGCTCTTAATGCTTTAAGCAACGGCGAGTTCACCAATCCTACCGAAGCTGTTTCCGTTCCACAGGCTGCACCCCAGCAGCCTGTCTCCAAAGATTCTCAAGTCCTTGACGCTACCCAACGTATTAATACTGGCTTTGCTGCTAAGGGTATCTATCCGTCTATCTCTGGTGAAATCGAACGTTTAAATCAGCAAAAAGCAGGACGTGAACAAGTCGTTCAAGCATACGAAGAAGATATGCAACGTCTGGTTCCAACCAACGCTTTAGAGTCTGGTTCCCCGGTAATTCGTACCGGTGCCCAGATTACCAACGCAATGGCTGGTTTCGGCAGTTCAATTGCACGTATCGCTCTCCAGGTGAAGAACCTCAACAATCTCGGTGCTGTAGCTGCCGGGATGGACGGTGCCACCGACGAAGAAAAACTCGCCTTTAACCGTGAAGCCACTCAACGTGGTGCTGAGGCTGCTGCACTGGTAGGCAACAATGCCCGTCATGCTCAGGATATCCTAGGAGGTGTACCGGGTGCATCTGCTAAGGCTATTGCCGAAGCATCTGAAATCCCAAACCAACTTAAGGCTTACCCTTCTGATACCAACCTGCTTGATCGTGAAATTCCTCGTGGTGCAGCAAAAATCCCTTCTGCAACTCAGGATGATTCTCTTCTGGGTTCGGTAGGCCAATACTTCAATAACCTGAATGATCGACTTGTCGGATCGGTAAATGGCATGACTGGTGATGACCAATCTGGCCAGACTGAATCTGTACGTGATCGACTCCAACGTGCTCAAACTGCCCTGACTAAAACTCAAAAATCTTTGGGTAATATGGTTGAAGGCGTCGATAACGAATGGGGAACGGACTCCTGGGTTAACCGTGAACAAACTCAACAGATGGCTCAGCAACTGGCAGAAGAGAATAAAGATTCTTCTATCCCTGCTGCTATTGCGCATACCGTTGGGGAATATCTGGCTAACCCTTCACTGGTTATCCAATCTGCCGCAGAATCCTTACCTTATGCACTTGGCCGTGTCGGTATCATTGCGGGTACTACCGGTCAGGCGGTACAAAACCAGACTGATGGTTACCGTGGTCAGGCAGGTGGACAGCTTCCTACTGATGAGCAAATCAGTGATGTAACCCGACTCAATGCGTTGCATTCTGGTTTGAACTTTGTGGAGAACGTAGTCAATGCACGCGCTCTTACCGGTCTTAGCAATGCTGCTCTCACTGCTCCACTTCGCCGTGGTGGTGAAGCACTGGCTGATACTGCCCTCGGACGAGCGATTACCAACGCTGTCGCTCGGAATGGCATATCTCGTGCTGCTCTGGCAGCAGGGCGAGCAATTACTCCCGAACCTGTTCGTGAACTTGGCCTGACAATGGCAGTAAACGGTCTGACCGAAGCTGCACAAAATCAGATCGAAACTCGTAACCTGCTTGGTGATGATCGTTGGGATACCGAAGGCAACATCAATGCTGGTGTGCTGGGTGCCCTGTCTGCTGGTGTAATGACTGGCCCATCTACTTTAGCGGCTGGTGCTGGTGCCGCAGGTGAGCGTATTGCCCGTGCTGCTCAGGAACGTCGTGACGCTGCTAACCCACAAGCTGCCGAAGCTCGTCGTGCTGCACAAGACGCTGCTAAGCCGTTTGAAGATCTGACCAATCCGGAACATGCGGATTACAACCCGCAGGCTGCTATTCGCCAACAGACCAACGTGTTTGCTGATGAATCCACTACCCCGGAAGTACGTCAGGCTGCTATCGATCGTGCCAAATCTGTGCGTGATTCTGCTGAACAGAACCTGGCTTCGGTCAATGATGAATTACGCCAAATCCAGAAAGATATGGCTACCCGTCAGGAAATCGAACGCCGTCTGGAAGATATCCAGACCAACCCGGATTCTGAGTACAAAGGTAGTGAAGCTCAATTGACCACCATCCGTGATCAGATTGATGCCCGTATGCCGGATGAAGCTGCTCAACAGGATCTGGTTTCCCGCTTCCAGGCTGCAAACGAAAACGTTGAACGTGTGCGTAGTGCATACGATCAGTTCGAGAATGCTGCTGGTCTGCGTGAACGTCAGGCTCCAGAAGATGTTCAGGCTCAAATGGATACTGCCACTAACCCTGATGCAACTCAGGAGCAGGTGGATACGGCTGCTGACCATGTGGTTACGCATCCTATGCAGTACACCCCGGATCAACTCCGTACTCTGGCTGATGATACGACCAACCGCTTTAGCAATACTCAGCGTGAAGCGATTCGTAAATTGGCTGATGCCCGTGTTGCCCAGAACAACCTGAAAGATGACCTGCGTGTAAACCAGGATATTATGCAGGGTGGTAAAGGTTACCGTTCTCTGGGTGAATACACCTCTGCTTATGCTGCTGCTATCCGTTCCGGTGATAAGACTATGGCTACTAACCTGCGTGAGCAGTTAGGTCGCTTCCAGGCTTCTCACGAACAGAAAGCTGCCGTTGCTCAGCAGATGATGGACTCTGGTAATTATGGCCAGCTTATTCGTCAGAACGGCCAGTGGGTGGCTAACGAAGGTAAGAAACTTCGTGGTAAAGATAAGACCCGTAACGGTGCTCTGGATATTCATTCTGGTTCCGGTCGTCTGGTTGCCCGTCTTCAAGAAGAAGCCGAAGCAATCCGTGCAACTTCCGCTGCTCTGGATGCAATGTCTCAGGCTCGTCCGGCTGCTCCCGCTACCGCTCCGCAGCCGTCCTCCCCTGCACCAGCGAACGACGCAACCACAACGGTGGAGGCGAAGCCGCAACCGGCAGTGGTGGAGTCAGAAGCGTCTGTTACCAAATCATCCCTCTCTCACTATGCCAATGACGGCGTACTGACTCAGGATGCTGATGGTGATATGGCTCTGCGTCTGGATCAGTTCTCCCCGGCTGAGCAACAGTTCCTGCGTGACAACAACATGGTTGATGCTCAGAACATGGTTAAAGCTGCTTCCTTACGCCGTGCTGAACCGCGTAAAGATGACGCTCATAAACCACGTACCCTGAACCAGCAAGACCGTATTGCTCCGGCAGAACAGCAGACTCAGCAGGAACAGGTACAGGCTCAGGATACCAATGAGAATGACCCTACTCCGGCCAGCACTGTAGAAACCGACACCAACGTAACTACTGATCAGTCTGCGGCTACGAAGACTGACGAGAACACGAAGGCAGACGGTGCTACCCGTGTACTGCGTCCAGAAGGTAAATCTCTGGAGACTGCCCGTACCGAAGAACGAGCCAAGCCGTTCTCTGAACAGAACCTTGTTCTCACTGGTTTCGTTCAGCGTGTTCGTGAAGGTTTCGTTAACCCACTGGTTACCGTTGAAAACTTCATGTCTAGCGTTATGGATAAAGCTGACTGGTCTGGCCGCTTCACCGAAGTGAACCGTTACCTTGCCCAGCCGATGAACACTGCCCAGAAGAATCTGGTTGGTATGTTCACCAAATTCCATAAAGCAGTGGAAGGTGATATCGATCCTGCTATTAAACAGAAGATCGGTAAAACTCGTGGCGGTCTGGATCGCTCTGCCTATAACTTCCAGGATTTTGTCCAGTTCCTTACCACTGACGGTAAGCTGGATGAAAACACGAAGACGGCTCTGACCGCTTCCATGTTTACCTGGCTTGCAGAGAATGGTAACAAACTCATCGCCACTCGTGACGATATGGCTGGCCTATTCCACATGGATAAAGGTGAAGTACCAGTAGAGATCCATAATCGCTTCTCTGAGATCGGTTCTTCTCAGCGTGCTGTTATCCAGTCCCTCGGCCAGCGTGCTTACCAGATGCTGGGCTTCAAGGTACTGAAAGACGTTGACCCTAACCGTGCTGGACGTATGCAGCAAGCTCTCGGCATGTACGCAATGCACGTCATGATGAAACGTGGCTACCTGGAGCAGACAACTATGACTGCCCGTGAGTATGCTGACGTTATCACTACTGGTTTGGATCCTGAATCTGCTCAGGTTAAACGTGCAGAGTTTGCCCGTGATTTCCTGAATGGCGAATCGATCGATAAAGCGAAAGAAACGTTCAACTTTGTGCGTGTACCACGTAAAGAAGTGAACGGTAAACTCGTACCGGCAGATAACATTGCCCGTATCGTTGAAGCGAATAAAGGCACTTCTGGGATCATGAGCAAGCTGTTTAGCTTTGACTCTTCTCAGACTTTCTCGTTGACTAAAAAACCAGGCAAGTTCATTCAGAACA